GTGTAAAATCTTTATTTAATCTTTGTACCTCTTTAAACATAATAGCTGATATAGTGTGTTGTTCTCCACTTGGAGAAGCGGTTATTGTAACTGTACCAGGTATTTCTTGTTTTCTCTTAGACGTTCTTGGTCCTTTTGACCATTGAACTCCTATATAACCTTTACCAGCTTCATTTCCTTCTCGTGGCTGAACTGTAATTGGTCCTCCAACTCTTAACCATGAAACATTACTTGACGCAGTAAACGTCTGTGGTTCTTCTTCATTGAAGTTATAAACGTTAATAGCGGTTCCTTGAACAACTCTAATATCATTCTTATTATTTCTAGTCCATATTTCAAGATAAAGTTGTTTATCTTGTTTTTTAATTTCAGACTGAGGTAGTTTCCAACCTGTATTTGTTTTTTGCTCATATGTTCCAACTACACCTTCAAGGGCTTCAGATGCAGCTTGTCTAACTTGTTCGGCTTCTACTTGTGCTTGTAACTGACCAATTATCAGGTTAAGAGATTTTAATTGTTCTCTTAGAGTTTCTTTCTGTGCTCTTAAACCTTCTACTTGTGCTTTTAATGATACCCTTTCTATTGCATCTCGTGTTCCTTTTACAATAGCGTTTGAAAAATCTTTTAATAAATCTCCATATCTTTGATTAGCAGACTGTGCCTCATTTTCCGCAGTTGAGGTTCTTAATTGTAATGAATCGTTTTCTATTTTAAGAGCCTCATTCTCAGCTTCAAGCTGTGCAATTCTTGATTCTAATTCACTAACTAAGTTTTCTAATCTTGATATTTCAGCTAAGGCTTCGTTGTATAATCTTCTTAAATCTTCATATACAGGTCTTGGAACTACATCAGGTTGTGGTTTCTTTGGAGGTCCAATTAATTCATCAACTTTAGTATCAACTGCCTTTATTAACTCTTCTTCGTTATATTTTGGTTTTTCAATTCTACCAGTCTGCTCCCCATCTCTTTCACCTTTTAAGTGTGTATATGGAGCTTGTCCACCTTCTGATTTTCCAAGAACAATTGTTTTAGAACCTTGCACAAAGGTATGATTTCCAGTGATACTATCTTTTGATACGATAGCTCCGGAACCACTACTTATGAGTTCATTAATTCTAAATTGATTATCAATTGCCATTTATTATTTCTCTATTGTGAAAGTTAAATCCTTATCTTCGAAATATTCGATTACACCATTTCTATCTACTTTAATTTCAATATAATAATCTCGTTGATATTCCCAATTTGTTAAATCGAGTTTAAAGAAGTTACCATTTGAATCACACGAAACTTTTGTATAATCTCCAAACGGTACAATCACATCTTCTGTTACTATATCTTTTATTTGGTAATAAGTAGATGATGGTAAATATTTTACATCTGTGTAAGAGTATTGATTGGTGTATGTTTTGAGAGGATACTTCTCTCTACCGAAAACTCTGATTTCAGGTTTACTTCCACGCTTGTATCTGGTCTTTAATCTTTTGAATGTTACATGAATATCATCAGCGGTAAGTTCTGTTAAAGAGCCAGTAGAGAACGAAGAATCATCCCAACCAATTCTTAATTTAGGTTGGTAAATAGTATTTGTTTCTTTTGAAAAGAATTTTAATTGACCATAATCATCTGTATCATTTTCTACTGCAGAATCGTGTTTTAAAATCCAACCTTCATTTGGAATTGAACCACTTAACCAAGTATTCATTGGTTCTAATACATCCATTTCAATATCAGATGTTTCGTATGAGAATGATTGTGTTGCAACCGAACCAGTGTACCAAACACCACCCTTACCATTGAATGAACCAGAAGTTCCTTCGGCGAAATCATTACCCAACCAATTGTCAGTTGTTGTTCTTTTATTCCAAGAAACTCCATCTGTTGTAATATCATCAAAGCGAGTTCCAATTCCCATATCCCATGATTGAGAAACTTGATATGCATAAATTGTATAATCCAACGGAATTTCACTTGATTCACACTCTCGAAGGATTAATTCGGCAGATGACATGGTTACCTCACCACTTGTAATTAAAGTTGATAATTGAGTTGTATCAAATTTAATAAGTGAATGAGCAACATCTTTTAAGTTTCCATAATAAGTTTTAGAAACTTCTAAGATTTCATCCAAGCCAGTATTCTGAGTTGGTTGTTGTAAGTAAATCGTTGCATCTTTGGATGCTGTTACAAAGTGATACATTATACAACCCTCCCCTTTATGTCCTTATCAGGAAATTTTAATTCAAATACCGATGGGTCAAGTGATGGGTAAACTAATTTGTTTTTAGTTGCCGCTGAAATATTATATTTAACATTTGAATAATTTCCACCACATTTATTAGTAACGTCACATTTTGGAACAGATTGTACTCCCTCAACTCCAGCAATTACCAATTCTAATTCAGATAAATTTATAGGTGTATTGAATCCCCAATTATTAATATTAAAAAATTGTTTTATTTCTCTTATACAAGAGGTCATTACTTGTCTATTATTATATCCACTATACACTCTTATTTCAAAATCAACTCCAATATTTATTATGAATCCATCTAAAATATTTAGTCCATCAGTTAAAAGTCTATACTCACCTAAATAAGTTTTTACGTTTTCTTTAACTGCTCTGTTTAGATTAGTTAATTTGTTATTATTATCATATCCAAGTAGATATAAATTGATAGCAAATGGGTTATTTTTTTCATCTAAGTTAGATTTTTTACCAACTAAAAATTTATTTATTTCTTCTTGTATTTGTGATTCTGATAAGTCTTTTTCTTTTAAAGAAATAACCAAATCAGAAAATTGTTGTAGGGATTGTGGATTTGATAATATTGAGGAAGGAGAATTATTATCCAACTCCCCATCAGGTGCACAATATGCCTTTGCAACACCACCATATTTTCCAGGTAAAGACAGTACTCTTACTTGATAATCTTTACGAGTTACCGCTCTATTTTGAGAACCAAACATTGCTAATGAATTCTCTCGTATCTCATTTATAGTTTCAGGACCTCTCCCACCTGTTGCTGGAATTTCGTTGTCTACTGCAACCGAGGATTTGCAAAATTTATATAAACTCAATTCACTTGGTGTGAATATACCGTCATCATCATCATAAGAAATTGATTCTATTTTAACAAGTTGTCCTTTGGATACATTTGAATCAATCCCACCACCAACTAAATATGAAATTGTCATAGTTCCACTTGGGGATTGACCATATGATTTTGTTTTTAAAAAGTTTGATGGGTCAAATGAGTCATTTAATCTATCAATAGAAGAATTCAATCCCAAACCAACATTTTTAAAATTAGGTATTAAAGTTTCATCATCAGAAGCGGTTCCTCCTCCAAATACTATTGATGTTGTATTATCAGGATTTATTTGTTTTACAAATCTTCTTGAAGTCTTTAATACTTTTAATATGTTTGAAACAGAATCTTTAAATTGAGATAAGTCTTTGTCATATTGTTCTGTATTTGGATAATCTATATAAACCGATTCTTGTGCAAGATAAGGAACTTCATACCACTTGTTTCCATTTGAATCTCTAACATCATGAATGTTGATTATATTAGTTTCACCAAGAGTGAATGTTTGAAATGAATCAGAAGCGTTTGCAGTAACTTCTACTGTTTTTAAAAGACCAGACAAAGCTTTAACCTGTTTTTTTACAAGATAGAATTCAGGTTTTCCATTTTCATCTCTTTGATAAATTGAAATTTCTCTATCATAAGATTCATTAAAATCAACCAATTCAGAAGTCCTAAATGTGACTCCACTTTCAGTTGATTCTACCAACATACCTTCTTTTATTCTCAAGTAAAATCTACTATCAGGTTCGTATTCTGTATTTTGACCACTTTTAAGTTTACTTGGTACCAGTTGATATACAGAAATAGTTGTAATCGCTGGTGATGTAACTTTTGGTTTATATCCCATTATGTTTGATAAGGCCACTATGTTCTCCCTATCAGTTGCGGTTGTTATAAAAGATTCTTTTAAAGTATCATCTATATAATAAGAAAGTACATCACCTAAGTAAGATGCCATTTCTATAAACATCATACCTGGTGATGATTCATTAAAATCTGTATATGTTTGTGGGAAATACGTTTTGGCGTATTCAACAAGATTATCTCTAAATTGATTAAAATCTTTATTAAGATAATTTATATTTCTACCACTTGTATTATTTCTTGCGTTTAAAGCCATTTTTTACCCCTGAAACGTTATTCCTAATGTACTTATTTGTTCGTCTGTTCCAACCTTAAAAGAAACCTCTAAACCAACTTGGTTTTTATCTTTCATTTCATCAGTCGCTTCTATTGTTATTTCATCAATAGTAATATAAGGTAACCAAAAACTAACACTATCAGTTAGTGTAGTTTGTATATTTGTTTCAAAATCTTCATCAATTTGACCAAATAAAAGTTCGTGTAATCCTGTTCCAAATTCAGGTTGCATTACTCTCTCACCTTGTCTTGTTAGTAACAAATTACGAAGATTTGATTTAGCAGCTTCAAATGAAGTAAATGTTTGTTCAAACATAACATTACCTCTTTTTGTTGGCGATGAAATGCCATATGCATAAGAGTCAAACTCTTCTGTATCTAATACAACTTTTCTACCTAACTCGTAAGCCACTTATTATCCTCCACATTGGCACTTCCCACATCCACATTCACCATAAGCCTTTTTCTTTAAACTTTTGGTAAGTGTAAATACAGAAACACCTAACATTACTAATATGATTAAACCTTCAATCATTATCTTTTAAATCTTTTAACTAATTCAGAGTTATCTCTGTTTAAAACTCTATCTAAAGCTGGTAATCCTGTCTGAACACCCAATCCACTTTTTTTAGCTCCACCACTTGTTTGTAGGTCACCATAACCCATTTGTGATGCCATTGAAGCTCTCATTCCATCTAAACCAGCTCCTGCTCCTCCTTGAGTAAACTCAACTGTTTTATCCATACTTTCATTTACTGGTTGAAATGAATCTAATACAGATTTAACTTGTGTTCCACCCGCTCTTTGTTCTTTAGTGAATGGTTTTGTTTGATTTAGAACTTCATTTAACGCTTCATTTTTAGTGAATTGTCTTTTTGGTTGTTCTTGTCTTTCATTTTGTAATACTTGATTTGCCACTTCAAAGGGGTCTACTTCTTCACTCACCACATTTGTTGGTGTGGTTTTTTTCAAAGTTTTCATTTTACCTTTAACGGCTTCATCAAGTATTGCTGGAAATTGTTCTTTAAGAAACTTTTCATGTTTCTTTGCTACTTCAACTTCCACTAGTGCTTTTATTACTTTTATAAGTTGTTTGTTATCCATTTTGTAAAATTTCCTTTTATCTTAATATAAATATATCTTTGTTAGTTTTATGGTAATTGATATCCAGTCAGAGTTACAACACCAGGAGATGGTGGTAATAATGGAAAACCAGGATATAATGATGTTGTAGATACAATTGCTTGAACTGTTGTTAGGTGTGTTGTTGCATATGCAATAAATAAATCTAAAAATTTACCACTATCATCTGTTGGGAATTCTGGTGGTGTTTCTGGCCAAGTACCCGCATTAGAAACCACTGCCGTTGTTGCTGCTATATTTTGAAATGAACCTACGGCTGGAATCGATGGTGGTATTAATTGTAAGGTTGCTCCACCCCAATATCCCAATACTGCCTTACCTAAATCTTTTATGAAAGTATGTCTATCTTTTTTAGTCAATGCTATTGAACAAGCAAGAACTACCATAGTTTCCATTAACTCTTTATTTCCTTTTTGAATTGGAAGAGGAAACCCACCAAAACCACGAGTAACAACAGAACCAGTAATCATTGCAGAATCATATGCCTGAGTAAATTGTTTGGCAAAATCTTCTTTGGATTTTACTCCATTCGGATTACTCATATAAGCATTCATAATGGATTTAAAACTATTCCAAGACATCTTTTACTCCGTAAAGTTTAAAGTTGATAGAGCATCTCTAAGTTTAGATTTAATATCATTAAAGGTTGCTCTGTTATTCGGTCCTAATGCCGTTGGTCCTGATGGTGTATTGAAAGTTTGTTGATTTATTGCATCTATAAGTTGAGTAAGTAAATCTACAAGAGTGTTACCTCTAACAATCGCTTCATTGGTATTATCAGTATTAAGTAAGATATTGCCATTACCTGTATTTACTGAAAAATTCCCATTGTTTCTATCAGTAGTAATATTTACATCATCACCAAAATCTAAATCAGCACCACCATTACCATTATCTATCGTAAACTTACCATCTGATATAAATCCATAATTTCCTTTTGAGAAGAAAATCATCTCTTGTGATTTAGCAGATAAGATAATTCTTTCAGATGATAACAACATTTGGTCAAATCCTGTATATTCTTGTGGTAATTCAAAGTTAATTGGATTTGTTTCAAAATCAGACGAACCACCATCATCAACAGTGCCAGGTTGAAAATCGATTTTATATTTGTTAGATGAAAGTAATATCGTTGAACCATCTTTATTTACATCTTCTTCAACAGAATCAAATCTTTTTAATTTAGATAAACTTTCAGAGTTTTGTCTATTTCTTATTATAATAGTTGGTGACAATTCTTCATCTTGATTATTGTATCCACTAAATCTAATAGATTGTCCAAATCTAGATTCAATTATTTTATCACCTTCATATTTTAATAATCTATTTACTTGGGTAGGTTCAAAATACTTACCTATTTTTTCATCATTATCTGTTGCAGATGATTTTGAAGTACCAGTAGAGGAGGTTGATGAATAGTCACCAGATGGAGATTCTTTTTCATCTGCCTTAAAACTTCTTGTTGTTTTCCCTTCAAATGCATTTCCAACATTTAAGTCGGTTGAATTTAATCGTTTGTAATATAAACTATTTCCTAACTTTATTAACTCAACTTCTTCATTTTTTAAAGGAAGGTCCTCGTCTGTATTAAAAGGGGGAATTGGTTCTCCTGTATATTTAAAAGAAGATTCTAAACTTTTAGTTTTTTTAACAAGAACACATCCAACAAATCTAGTATCTTTACTAGTGGAAAAATTATCAGTATCATTTATTGATAAGTCAGGAGAAGTATCATCATCTAATATAACATCTATAACTATTCCAGTTACACTACTAGTTCTGCTCTTTTTATTTGTTGATTTATTTTTATAGGACTGTACTAATATTTCTTTTGCCATGTTACTTACCTACCTTTTGTTTTAATTCTTCTATTTCGTTTGTAAGTTCATCAACCTTTAAATCTTGTTCATCGGCCACTTCTGCGATGGTTTCATCTAATTGTTTTAGAAGTTGTTCTTTTTCTTCATCAGAAAGGAATCCACTATCTCCTTCTGCTTTGTGTTGTGCACCAATGATACGTTGAGCAATTGCTGCCATCTTGATTAAAGCATCATCGTTCTTTACTGAGGTATCAACTAAATCTTTGATGATTGGTCCAATAACTGCCATATCACCTGCGTGTCTGATTACCTTCTTCATTTCAGCAATCAGTTCTGAGATTCTTTGTTTCTTGTTTTGTTGGTTATCGTAGATATCCTTGAACAATCCACTTAGATTCTTTCCTGGAAATAATTCAAAATCTGTACTCATGATTTTTATACATTATGTTGTATATAAATATACTGAATAAAAAAACCTCACCGAAGTGAGGTTTTTATCCAACGCGCTTATGGAAGTTGAGTCCTTATGATTTGTTTTTAAGGATGTGGTATAAAATGAATGCTCCTACTAAACCAAGTAGTCCTTCATTACTCAATCCACCCAAAATACTCATTAGATTATCTACTACTGAGTTATCTGGCCAGAAAGGAATCGTTGCACCTTTGAATAGTACTTCTAATACTACTCCAAGAGCGATGATACTTATACCAATTTCTGTTAATGAGTTAGCCCAAGAGCCAATCTTTTTTAGAAATTCCATAAATTATCTCCTTTGTTTTGGTTAAGCAATCTATAACTTTTTCATATTACAAAACATTGGGATATCCATCAAATAACTATGAAAAGTCCATAAAAAAATTAGCTAATATATATGGAATCCTCAATTATCGTTTGTATTTAATAAAATATATATGAAAAAAAACCCACCGAGTTGGTGGGTTTTAGATTTTAGTTAGATGCGATTCTTTCTTCTAATCTCGCAATCTTTAATTCTAATTGTTTGATTTTGATTTGTTCTGAGGTAAACTTTCTACCATCTTTTAATTCAATCCAAACCATTTGTCCATTGTCATACTCGGCAGATGCATAGTGATGTTTCCATATACCATGTCTTAACCATTTACCATCTTTCTTGATGAAGTAACCTGTTTGACAATCTTGTTTGTACTTTTTTATTTCTCCTTCTGAAGTTTGGGAGAAAATTGGTGTACTAAATAGTGCTAATAAAAGAATACACACTATCTTAACCATTTTTACTAAAAGTAAATGTTGTGTTCTCATAGGTATTCCTCTTTATTATAAATACACCAATGTTAAGAAAATGTTATGTAATGTTAATTTAGTGTTAAGTTAAAGTGGAATTTATATAAAAAACCAAACCCACCTATTGGTGGGTTTCTATCGAATCATTTTGAATTACGATTAGGGTATCATATGGATGCTAGTAGTGTTTCTAAACTAACGAACTTTAAAAGTTTTTTCCATCCCTTCTATAATCATAAATATCTTATAAAATCTTTTTCTTTATAATATAATTGTGAATTACTAAAGTATCCATTTCACAATCTAAGAAAGTTTCGATTGCAGTTCTTGGGTCTAAAACCATTGTTTGGTCTTTTAAATTGAATGAAGTGTTGAGAACTATTGGATATCCATTATCTTTGTGAAGTTGTGTGAGAAGTTCGTAGATTCTCTTATGTTGTCTTTTGGTAACTGATTGAATTCTTGCAGAACCATCAACATGAGTGATTGCTGGTAATTTAGATTGATGCTCTTCTTTTACCTTTACCACTTGATTCATATAAGGAACTTCTTTTTTATAATCAAAGTATTTTGTTTGTTCTTCTAACTTTACCATTGGAGCAAAGGGTCTGAATCCTTCTCTCTTTTTAATTACTCGATTTACCCTTGATTTCATTTGTGGGTCACATGGATTTGCTAAAATAGAACGATTTCCTAATGCACGAGAACCAAATTCCATTTTACCTTCAAACCAACCTACTACATTTCCTTCTGTGATTTCTTTTGAGATTAAAGGAATTATTTCTGAATGTGATTTCTTTTCGAACCAAACATCTACATCCATTTCTTCTAAAGCCTTTTCTACATCTTCGTTTTTGTAGTGAGGACCAAGATAAGGAGTTGTGTTATCTACCTTTTGAGTTCCCCCCATTTCGAAATAAACATGAAGTGCGGCACCGATAGCAGAACCAGCATCAGATGGAGCAGGTGGAATCCAAACATTCTTAAAGTTTGATTTCTCTAATATCTTTCCATTTGCAGTTCCATTGTATGCACATCCACCACTCAAACATAAATTGTTAGATGAACGAACTGCGAATAATCTATTTACTAATCTAAAGAATAGAAATTCGTATTCGTGTTGTAGAGTTGCTGATAAATCTTTGTGAGGTTGATTTAAATTATCTTCAGGTAACCGATTTGGAATACCCAAGAGTTGTCCCAACTTCTCGTTAAACATATGAGTATCTGACCAATCATATGTAAAGTATTCCATATTCAGTTCGAATCCACCATCATCTGTGAGGGTATATAGTTTCCTAAATTTATTAAGAAACGTTTTTGGGTCACCATATGGAGCCAAACCCATAACTTTGTACTCACCTTCGTTTGGTTTGAAACCTAAGAAAGCAGTAAAGGCTGAATATAACATCCCAAGTGAATGTGGGAAGTTAATCTGTTGTATTTTTGAAATCTTATTTCCTTCACCATACCAAAGAGTGGTTGTTTCCCATTCACCAACTCCATCTACCGAAAGAATAGATGCTCTATCATATGGAGATGTGTAAAAGGAATATGATGCGTGTGAAAGGTGGTGGTCTGAATAAAATATATTTACGTTGGTATGTGTAATACCATAAATTTGTTTTTCAAAAGTATCGTATTTTATTTTATTTCTTTTTAGAATTTTACCACGATTAAAATATTGAGATATAGGTCCTCGTTTAAGAGATTTTTGTATTCTATCTAATTTGGTTTTGGGATTATCATAGAAAGCAACTGATTCTATATCCTCACCTTCTATTTTGAATTCTTTGTATAACCATTGGATTGTATTAATAGGAAAAGATGAATCGTGTTTTATACCAGTAAATCTTTCTTCTTCTACCGCTCCTAAAACTTTTCCATCTTTAATCAGTGCAGCTGCACTATCGTGATATCCACACGATATTCCTAAAATATAACCTTTCATTTTTTTCTATAAAAATTCGTTATCTAAATATGGGTTCTCACCCTCATCTTCTTGAGTTGGTTTTTGCCAAAATGGTTTTCTATTTGGTTCTTTAAACTCACCATGTTCAAGATACTCATTTAACATTTTTTTCTGATGTTGTTTCATTACATTTACAACTTTGGTGATGTAGTGAGTTTTACAATCAGTCATCTCTCTTATAAGTAGGTATAGATGTTTTTTATTAAAGTTTTCTATATGGTCACTTCGTCTAAATAATTCTAATACGGCATCAGCAATTTGTAAATCTCTTTTCTTTGTAAATACGGAGTTTAAATTTCTATCCCAATATGCAATCATCATATATTTAAATTCTTTAAACTCATTATTCTCTTGTACTACTTCAAAATCATTTTCAGGATTCCAAGTTTCTGGCATCTCTGAAAGAAGTGAATTTTGTTTCCACCTTTTATAATTTCCATTATTTTTTAAGATAAGATGGTTTTTTGCAATAATAGTAAAGTATGAAAACGCTCTCCCCTTACCTTCTTTAAACATATGCATTTTTTCTACCATTGTAGAAACTACTTCTGTTTGTATATCTTTCTTAGGAACATCAAAGTAAGTAAATTTAAATGTGTTTAAAACATTTTCTGCAAGTTTTTCAAAAGGATATTTAATTCTTGTTTCGTAAATCTTAGACCTTTCTGCTGGGTCTTTTGATTTGTTGTATTCTATGATTGCTTCTTGTGCAGGAGTACCAAAATATATTTTGGATTTTTTTCTTCTTTGTTTGGCCATATTATAGGTCGTTGTTTAGTTCTTCAACTACTTTTTTTAATTCTTGGAAAGTTACACCAACTTCATCATCTTTTTCAAAGGCTTGTTTGAAATCTAATTGTCTCATTCTATCAAGTGATGCTTCTACTTTATTCTTTACGAAATCATTGGTTTCAACTAATCTATCTTCCAACTGTTCGTTCTGTCTAAGTAGGTTTCTAACACCTACCAATAATATAACATTTGTGATAACCGAAATACCAATAATGATATTATAGGTTGTAAATAGTTCTAACATATTAATCGATATTTATTTCATAACCGCTAAATAAGGTAAGGTATCTTGTAAGTTTTGTACCATTGCCATCTTTAAATTCTTTTCCTTCTTTAAGGAATCTTTTAACATTACCAGGTCCTGCAAGATGTGCAGCTGCTAAGATACCACTTTCGGTAATTATAGTACCATTGATTTTTTTACCATCCCAATAATTTATATACTTCTGTAAAATTTTCTTATTGTGATTTAGTAAATCTAACATTGCTCTTTCTTGTAGTATTGGTGAATTCAAAAACTCTTTTTTTGTTATATCGTAACCCAATGATTTAAGAGTTCTTCTTCCAAATTGATATTTTCCCATATATCCCCATTTGTTCACAACATCGTATCGGTTTGATGATTCTCTCATTCCGATTGCATCTAAGAACATTTGTGTTTGGTCAATTTCAATTTTGATTGGTTTAATTTCAATAGTAGGTTCTATCGTTACTATTGGTTTTGCTTTGAGGATTGTTGTTTCAACAGAATCTCTCATTATATAACTTGTAAAACTCATCAGTATTAATGATATAAGGGATACAAGTCCTATTACATTATATTTTTTCATAGTTTCTCCTTTTGGGATAATACTTTTACAAAGATACGAAAAATATCTTATATATCCAAATAAATATTAAGTTATCTTAACATTCACCAATTGGACCGAAGTACATTCCCTCCATTAGACCCTCATCAAATGCATTATTAAACTCATCTTCAACTGAGATTTGTATCTTAGTTGGTTTGAGTTTTTTTGTTAGTTCTTTTAACTCGTCTTTTCGAGTTTCTATATTATTGTAAATGAGATTTTCTAACTCATCATGTGTAACCACTTCTTTACTAATCAACAATTCACAGAGGGTTTCAATAACTGCTGATTGAGTAAATAGGCGTTCATTCAAATTCTTGATT